ATAGTATTATTAAAATCACTTTGAGCAAATGTAGTTTGAGCAGTTGCGGCTGTTAGAAAACCATCTCTAAATATTTTACCCGATTCTACAACAACAGCACTACTTGATGAAGAACTTTGGGTTATATCAAACCCTGTTACTGAATCTTTAATTACATAGTTTCCCTTCATTCCTAAACTTAAAGCCTTAATTAGTCCTGTGTGTGGAAAATCTACTTCGTCTTCTATTTGACTAATAGCAGTGTCATCTTTTGTGTGTTTAGAAAAATGGTGCGGGTTTGCTTCTGATGGCATATCACTCTACCTCCAATAATATAAAAAATTCTAAAGTATCATTTGAAGAAAATGGCCCAATCCCATCAAAGTTCTGTCTAATAACTAAATCTGTAGAGTCAAAGAACCCAACTTCTCTAAGAACTTGGCCTGTCATTCCTGCTTGATTGCAGTTTACTGTAGCCTTTATTTGAACAACATTTGAGTTGGCATCATTCGTTGCCGCACTTGTTACACTAACGCTAGTCAAAGGAACATCTAAATCTCCTTGTGATGGAAATGTAGTATTGCCTCCTAAACCAACTTTGGCACTATCAATCAAACTGCTTGCTATATGACCTGCAATCAAATTCTGTAATTTTTCGGTTATCAAAACTCTTCCTCCACTAATGTAGTGATTGTCGTTACTCCTATGTTCAATGTCTCGGCATTCGTATTTAGTGTTTGTGTGTTAGTATTCAATGCAAAAGCACCAGTAGGAACTGTAGATTTTCTAACTAAGAATTTTATTGGTTTTATCTTAGCCGTTTTTGCTATGTCAAACTTCTGTGCAACATCATCAAATTCATTCTCCCTAATTTTATTATTTACAGCGTTATTCGCTATTGCTAGTTCTGCAAATCTATCTTCTAATCCTTTGGTGTAACTACCTAATTCTAAGTCCATAGTTCCTGTTAGATTATGTTGTATTTCTAATACAATAAACTCGCCTCTCGAAATGCCCTCTTGTGGTATTTCAACAGTAACTACATCACCAACTCTTAGTTGAGATATTCCCTTATGTCCAACATTTAATTTAAGACCAAAACTTTCATCATTGTGTATTTTTAACAACTGCAATGCTCTTTTGTCTACATCTTCTTGTGTAATAAGTTCGTTCTCAAAAACTTGGAGAGTTTTCTTACCTCTTTTCTTAATACTTCTAAGTTCTTTTCTAACTCCCTTGTGAAACTTACCAAAAACTTCTATTTCATTAAATAGGTCAAATTCACTCTTCTCTCTACTATAAGAAAATATTTCTGTTTTATTATCTAAAGTATTGAAGAAAACTCTCGAAGACAAATCTTGTTCAGTCTCATCCTTTATCTTAAAAGAACCACCTTCTTCTATCAATGTTTTATCTTTTTTAATCATTAGGAATTTTATTGCCGTAAATAAATCTACTCCCCTAAAGTTGGGTGCTACGATAAATGGATAATTGGTAGTTGTTTGTGTAAAGTCAATATCATTTTCTTCTAGTAATTCGTTAATTAGATTATCAGTATCGGATGCAATTGAAACACTAGAACCTATCATAGCCCTCTTCGCACTTATACTGTCGTTAGTCCCAATTAAAACATCCATAGTTTCGGAAACAGAAACCACACCTAAGAGTTCTTTTTGTTTTTCAAGAGTCATCTCAAAGCCTATATCATTTCCTGCATCACTAAATTCAACAGTCGTAAAATTATTATTATCTCCATCACTAAGGTTCATTTTTAATTTACCTTCTGTCATTATATTATTTCTCATACTTATAGGATTTCTAATAACAATATCACTCTCATCCGTCTGTCCATCAGTATCTACAACAACATACATTGAAAGAACTGCCTCATTATTCCCTTCGTCACTTCTACTACCTAATCTATCTGCAAACATGAAGTTATTTATTGTAGTATAAGTTGCATTTTCTCTAGGTTTCTTTGTGTAACTTGAAGACAACTGATTCAATCTAATTTTCTTTGGGCTAAAATCATGAAAGCAAGTATGGTTCGGTTGCATTATTCTAAAGGTCTTAAGTCTGCCTGCGACTACAGAACCCGCTACAGGTGAGGGGAAATTGCCACTAACTGTCAAAATATGAGTTCTATCTCTTCTAGTTGTATCTATTTCATGTGATATAACATATAATATATGGTTTGGAGTTCCTAAATCCATCGAGGCTCTATTATTAAAACCATTTATGGTTCTCGAACCGTCTTCAGCAACATTACTACCTATGGTGATGCCTAAGTTTCTAACCGTTGGATTTTCATTATCATCAGTATCGTCTATTTTTACTCCTTCGGAAACTAGATAACAACCAGTCAAGTCTATGTGGCTTAAGAATAAAGGATTATCTGCTCTAGCGACTCCATCTGCATTCGATTTATTACCATCTTGATGTATTATATTTAAATCACTAAACGCTAGAATAGTAACATCTGTTCCATTAGTTGCCTTTTTAGTTCCTACTCTATTCCTACTAAATGTAACAGTCGTGTCCGTTCCCGAACTTGTAGCGTTATTAGACATATGAATTAATGGAGGGCTACCCGAAGTTCTTTTCTGTGTTCTAGTAAAGAACGGAACTTTCTCACTATCTACGAAAAGATAAATTTGGTCATCTCCTCCAAAACTTGTGTATTCTTCATCTGCCGCTAATGCGTCATTTGTATCTTCAAATCTAGCGGCTGTAGTAGACACTGTATTAAAAACACAAGACGCAGTATAGCCCACATCAATTCTTAGCGTTGGTTTAAAGCCACCAAACACTCCGTCAGCATCATCTTGATAGCGTCTATTTGTGGTTGCATTAAACACATCTGCACCTACTACTTTTGTGGCGAAACCTATTTGTGAGTCATCAACAGTTCCAAATGTTTGTTTAGTGGTAGTTGCTGTAGAAATACCAAATCTCACTTCTTGTCTATTAGTTCCCTCTATTTCTATGCTTCTAAAACTTCCCACCTTAGTAGCGGCCATACCAGTATCTACTCTAGCACCACCACCACCTGTTATTCCCCATCTATCTAAAAATATAGGAATAAAACCTTGATAATTTCTTCTTGCATTATTATTATTTTCTGCTTGACTATTAGAGGCATTGTTTATTCCTGCTCCAAAAAAACCTTGAGTGAAGCCTTTTGAACTAGGCGTAACTCCTATCTCCATCATTGGTGGAAAAATGTTACCAAATCGAGATTCGACGGCTAAATCACTATTATTAACATCTCTAGTTTGCGATGCTAACCAAGAATAAAAAGACGAATTTTGACTAGATAAAACAATAGGCAAAACAATGCTATTATCTTGGTTTGCTCCTGCTACTTCTCCTCCCATAGCATCTACACCAAATACATCAGAAAAAGTAGTGTCACAAAAACTCGCATTATTTCCTCCATAACCACTATCGTTATTTCCTCTATTTGCACCAGTTCCCGTTGCTTGACCTTGCGGAGTAAATGCCGAAACATAGTTATTAGGAAAACTAGTTCCATCACTCGCTAATCCTCGCATGGTAACATATTGCATTGGATTGATGTCACCATTCCCTTGAACAAAATCATTGTCGGTGTTATAGCCCGAAATAGTTGCAGTTCCAACATCGTTTATAAAAGTCAAGGTTGTGCCTGTGAAAGAACCATTAGCATTGTGAGTTATTGTAAAAGTATTGTTAGAAAAATTCATACTAGTCACTCTTTGACTTAATCCAACATTAGTGCCACTACCAGTAACTTTCATACCAATAAATATGTTATCCATATCACTTGCAGTAACTACAGTTATAGTATTACTTCCACTTGTTACATTGCAGGAAACTTGTTCTACTAAAGCGGGGTTTGTTCTGTTATGGCTTATTTTACAAAGTTGCATAAAATCAATACTAGGTGAACCTCCTCCCTGTTGATTAACTGTAGGTTTATAGAAACCAACATTGTTAGAGCCGTCTAATACTGTTCTACTTGGTTTGTCTACTAATGTTATGGTGTTAGTTCCTATACTAGCCACTACTCCAATAAATCTACCTCCTCTATCTACCAATATATCTTCAGGGCTTATGTTGGCAGTTGCCGCACTACCCGAATTATCAACAGTATTAATCACCTTACCGCTAATAGAACCTATACCAATAGGCTTAGGTGTATTCGCTGTGCTATTGACAAATAAGATAAAATGTCTAGGGTAATTAGTTATAGTTCCTATATTTTTAGTATTCTCCGGTATGTTTTCGGGGTCAAATTGATTATAAAACACATCCACAACTAATTCAGTTAATCTCATAACACTAAACCTTCTTAGTTTGTTTATCTGTTTTCCATCAACAGCAGAAAGAATATTATGGTGTCTATAAGAATCATCAAACGCAGTCACCGTATTTGTTATTCCTTTAGAGCCTTCTTTAAAGTCTGAGCGTGTGCTAAGACTCAATTCTTTTAATGTCAATAAAGAATATTTTGTTATATCTCTAATTTTATTTATGTTTAACAAACTATCTTTCCTTGTAGAAGAATAAGGTAATAAATCACTGTTACTAAACAAAAACATTCTAGCAATTTTAGGGTCTATTTGCTCAAACTTATCTCTATATTGATGAGAGTTTATGTGTCTAGTTTTATTATTATCACTACCTCTTAGATTAGGATAATCTGCCTTTTCATATAGTGTCAGTTTATTGTAAGCAAAAGGAGTGAAAAAGACAATGGGTTTTCCTCCTCTTCTAAAATATTCAAAATCATGGGGGTCTTCACTACATTGTTCTAGTGTGGTTGGCTCGAAAAATTTATCACCAATACTAGGCAAAAATCCTCTTGATTCTAATATTCTTTTGTTATCAAATGCGAAGAATGTTGCCGTTTCATTAGCATCAGTAGATGTTGCATTTACAGCATTACCGTTTAAATCTACAAGTCTAGCCTCTAATATACTATCACCTGCACTACCAAACCCTACAATTCCACCAATGAAAGTGTCACTAGGAACATGGGTGCTAACTATTTTTTGTCCAAGTTTATACACATTATGAAAAAAGGTATTTGTCGCTCCCGAAATAAATCTTTCAATATCTATTTTAATTACAGAATTACCACTAACAGTTCCTATTTCACCTTCACCAATAAAATTTCTTTGACATATATCTGTCCCTATTATATTGTTTTGACGAATACCATCAACATATTGTCCTGCATTATATCTATATGCACTAGAGTAATATTTTATTTTACTAGTTTCATTTTCATACATCCTAGTGTCATCTGAGTCAAATATCAAATTCTTGCTCTTATTGTAATTACCCTTTTCTAAGTTAATTAGCCTATAATTAGAAGAACCAAATTGAGATTGATAACTTCCTAATCTGTCAATTCTATCAGTTGAACCCAATAAACTGTGAACTCTATTTCCGCTATTATACAACATAGGATGTTCTGCTTCTAACTTGAAATCTAATATGCTTGTTATGTTATTTACATTAGTTTGATTAACTTGTGGATGTAACAATGCAATGTTTTTTCCTCCGTGTAAGTGACCACCGTTCAATAAATTTAGTTCATGTGTAAACTTCGTAGTTTCTCTTACATTGTCTTGATTGTGATGTCCTTCTAATCTATCTATTGACATCCCACTGACAAAGAAAGCAGTAAAGGCTGTTGTTACATTAACAGTAATTTCTGCATTGTTATCTAAAGTAACAGTTCTTTCTTCTTTGTTCATGCTTTCAATCAAGTAAGTAGTTCCAACTGCTAAACCTGTGCCTACTACTTGCATGCCAACAAATAACTTTTCAGTATCTACATTTTTTATTATAGGAGAACCTGCAACTATTGATGCCTTCGAGAAAATGTGAACTCCAACTTCTCGGTCTAGCATTATTCTACATTGATTGCTAGCCAATGAAAATTCAGTAGGGATATTTAAATGACCGCTAGGGTCAGTATTATTGGCGTTATTGTTCATTTCAACACTAATACTACCTACGGAGGTTATAGTGGTAGATGAAGGAATGTTAGAATGAGTTGTATCATCTATTACCATTCCTACTGATAATTTGCTTGTATCTACTGTTAATGTAGCGTCACCATTTACCGTTGATGCACTTACTGTAATATTAATATCCTTTTCAACTTGTAATACATTTGCTAAAAATTTACCGTTTACAAATAAAGGCTTTAGATGTAGGTTTCTTTCTCCTCTAATATTATTAACAGAAGATAGCGCAGAATCAGAATCAACTTCTATAAATCTTCTAGCAATACTCATATTATGTGTTAGATTACCAACCAAAGTAAAATCAGTATCTTGAGTGTTGGCGTGGTTAATATCAACTCTACCCAATGTCAGTGGATTGTATGGGGCAATAGTTACGATAGTTCCTTTATTCTCACCGGCAGACCTAGTATCTACTATCTCAAAATCAATAAGAGTGTTTATAGTATCAAAAGTTTCACTATTTCCGTTTTCATCTTCTAGTATAGTTTGGAAGTGAGAATCGTTTTTCATGTTAGCAATGTCACTTAAGAAATACCCCACTGCTCCTTCATTATCACTTGCACTACTACCAATTAAAATATCTCCTTCGTCACCGGAAGAAGTTATCTTTACGCCCGAATCAAAGAACAGCCCTTTATCCGATGCACCGCTTAGACTAGTAGTAGAATCTACTAGAGTATTAGTTGCTAATGCT